GCAGTTATATCAACCGAAGCACCTGAATCTTCAACTATAGTCCAAAGAATTACATCTGCTCCTGTTGCATCATCAAATGCAACACGCAAAAAATCATCTATAAACATAGTTTGATCTGGCCATGCTGCAATATTTAAGTTTTCTAAAGTAGGTCGTGCATTAGAAAATAATACAGGACCCGAAAAATGTGTATTCGCCATCGTATTTACCTCCTTACGAAAGGTTTTGCTCTAGAGTCTTCGTAAGCGTCTGCTCGGCCAGTCGCTAGAGCTAATTAGTCCGAGAGAGTGGGGAGATGAGCTCCCCACTCAATTAGTTACTACGCTCCTGGAGAACCATACACGCAACGTGGATCTGAGTAACCGAAGCTATAACGCTCACGGGCTTTAAATCTTACATTACCTGTATCAAAATCTCCTTCCATCTTGGTAGACAAAGATAGACGTTCAAAGTGGATAAATCCACGAGGAGCATCTGTTTTGATAAACCAAGCGTCAGTATCAGTTAAGAAATGGTTAACTGCATAGCCATCGGGAAGCATTCCCATATTTCTGGTAGCGTTAACATCATTGTCCGCTGTTCCTGGACGTAGGGTTGATTCTAATAATCTGTCCGCTACAAATTGAAGATTCGCTGGAACCATCAATTTAGTGCCTTTAACAGAAACTTTTAAACCACGCTCATCAACGTAACCAGCAATGTCAATTAAACCATTTTCAAGACTGGTTTCGTTTAGATCCGCAGCTGTACTCGGTTCATTAGCTAATGTACTACCATTAACTAATGGATGCGCAGTAGAACAAAGTTCCACTCCATCACCACCTGTTACAGTGCTATCAAAAGCGTTATTTAATGTAGCAGCGCCTTTCACTTGCTTGGTATGTGCCATACTTCTTGCCAATGCTTTTGTATAACGAGAAGCAAGACGATCATAAAGATTATCTTCAATAGCTTCTTCCGTTATTGAGAAAGCAAGAGCAATGGTTTCGTTATTATACCTTGCAGTGTAAGCTTCTTGTGCATCATCAAAAGTTACCGCAGTACCTTCTGATTTTACGGGTGCCGCACCAAATCCAGAAAGCATTACTTCTTCTTCAAAAGCGCGTTCTGAAGACTCAGTATCAAAGATTTGAGCGGACTCATTTTCGTACCTAGCATACTCAAGGCCAAATAAAGCGTTGAGTCCAGGTTCTAGCTCTTTAGCGAGCTGTGCTCTAGATATTGCCATATTTCACCTCCTATACGCCAGTTACCGAAATGGTTGTACCTGCATTAGCAGAACCATTCGGTGAGTTAAAGTGATTATTAAGACGAACAATCACACCAACACCAGCAGCTGTGAAATCCGCGTTTGACGGATCATCCACCCACCCCATTATTCTCAAATGAAAATCAGGGCCGGTTGTAGCAGCAGTGCTAATATCAACTGACGCCGAAGAAAGTCCGGTGGCAGTTGTTCCGCTTGTCGCTGTCGCAAATTGTGCGTTTTTAAATCTATCAGCGATAGCAGTTGCCTTACTCGTCCATGTGGCATCAGTAGCTATAACAAACAGCGCCATAGGATCATCCTCAACATACGCTTTAATTGGATGATTGCTGTCTGCTCCTGACCCAGGCCAGTAGTTACTAAAAGTCGTTTTACCGGTAGCACTTGCCACATATTCACAACCCATGAACGCTCCAAGCAAACCAACAGCTCCACCTGAGGCTGAACCCACAATATCAATATATCCTGTACTTAACGGGATAAGGGGACTGCCTTTATAGATGGCGTTAGTATTGCCATTTGCGATTTCATACATTGTATAATTAGCATTACCGGTTGAATTGGCTCCTTGCCCTAACTTAGCGATAGGACGAAGACCAAAACTTCCATTAATATTTGCCATAATTATATCTCCATACGGTCAAATTAAAATTCAGCTCTCTTTTTTATTAGGAGAGCCGCCAAAAGTTACACGAGATTCTCTTTCTGGCTTATGAATAGCCATTGCCGGATGTTGTTGTCGAGCTAACTCGGTGTCAACAGCCGCCATTTGATTGCGGGTTCTATCCCGGTAGTATTTATTGCGCTCTTCCGCGATTTCAATAGGGATCCTGGCTAACACTAATCCCCCTACTCCTATAACGCCGGCATGTTTGCCGTCTTCTATAGTTGGGGCATCAAAGTCTGGATGTTCATCGCCACGTACTAATTCCCACCCTTCTCGTATTTTGGCAGAAACGTTCTTGCGGTCATCAAAACCCATAACCTCTGTCCTTATCCACCGATGAATATATCCTTCAGGTGGTTCAGGTGCCTCCAAGGTAGAAGGTGGTTTCCAGGGACCTTTGCGTGCATGTTTTTCGCGAGTATCTTGAGCACGATCTATTCTCGTATCCTTTTTGGGAGCTGTGTTCTCCATTTTATTTTCTTCAGTCATCTCTCTACTCCTTCACATATTTAGCGTATTCTTCAAGCGGTACACCCAGCTTTTTAGCTATAGCTACTTGTGAAGGCGTTAACCGCACAGATTTTCGTCCACCTTTGTTGCGGGATCTGGAAGATTCAGCGGACGCTACTTTGCGACTTCCCCCGTTTCCTGCCTGTTTTCCCAACTTATGAGGAAATTCGGCAGCCATTCGTTTATCAAGTTCACCATAATAGTCTTCGGTCTGGGGGTCAAACCCTTCGTCCTCAATTAAACGCCTATGGATGCCAAATGAGGCATATGTCATAACTTCATCTTGACCAAACCAGTGATTTCTAGCTGCCCAAGCCTCCGCACGAGGGTCGGGAGGAGCAGCTGGCTGTGGGGTTCCAGGAGCTTGAACTGGCGGCGCAGTCCCAGGAGCTGGCCCAGTTTGAGCAGCAACTTGTGTACCTGCACTAGCAGCAATAGGCTTTTTAAGTTTGCCTTTTTCCACGGTTAGATTGGCTAAAGCTTCTTGGGCTTCCACCATTCTGTCCACATCACCGGCTTCATGAGCATCCTTAAACGCTCGTTTCGCACTGGTGAGTTGGGAATCTATCCGTCCCCCAAATTCTTCCTGGTATCCTTGATCTAAATTATTTAAACGTAATTTAAGCTGGTCATTTTCTGTTTTAACACTATTAGCATATTGAGTAGCAGCGGCTTTTTGGCGCTCCTCTTCGCGCATACGCTTTGTTAATTTGTCAATACGGTTCTTTACACCGGTACTGTATTCTTCCAGCTCTTCTTCTTTCTTTTCTTCTTTAACCTCTTCCTTGGGTTCTTCTTTCACTTCCTCCTTTGGTACGAGGTTAAGCTGTTCTTCTGAATTTGTAGGTTTTTCCTTCAATTCCACCTCAACAGCTTCTTCTTCGGCATCGCCGACGTCGAGTTTAGTTTCTTGTTGCATGTCAATGCTCCTCGGTTGCCTTCTTCTTTCTAGACATGTTTAACATCATCAGGTTCCATAATAGTGGCAATGATTTCGTCATCATTAAGAATACGAACTTCACCGCCCTCTATTTTGAAACGTGACCCTGCATAACGGCCAATGCAAACCCATTGGCCTTCTTTGCACCAGGGCTTACCGTTCTCACCAAATTTTGATGAGTCTTGATAAGCTAGTGGTCCAATTTTTAGTACATAGGCAACAACCGTTGCCACCTGTTCCCGTTCGCGTGCAGCGTCTGGGATAAAAACTCCTCCATCCGTGGTTGCTTTCCCCATATAGGGCATCACTAAAATACGCCAGCCTGTCGGCTGAGGTAGTCGTTCCTTTAGCGTCTTTTCGATTAACGTTGGATTCAAAACCTTTGCTTCTGGTTTTATATACAACGGTTCTACATTCATCTTCTCTTTTGTTTTGCCTTTTTTGGCAACATGGTCGGGCACATAAAGTGTTTTAGCCATCTCATTCTTCCTTCTCATATTTATCCAGAGCATCTTTAATCTCACGCTCTGCAAATTGCAAGCCTTTCAGTTCCCCTGTTAATTGACGATAATCCTCCATATTTTGGGGACCACCATCAAGAATGGCTTGTTCGGTTAATTCCTTTCTTTGCTGTATTGCTTTCAATGTCGCATACGCAAAGCTGACAGGATCTGTCGCCACTAAAAGACTCCTTTAAATCCAGTTCCTTTAACTGCGGCTCCCGTGCCACGGGCTGTGTCGGTTTCTCCTAAAGAACTAGCAGAATCATGTCCTTCAATAACCGTAGCAGTCCCTGTATTTTGCACACCACCCAAGAAATTAGCATTAAATCGTTCTTGCATACTACGCAGGCTCTTTTTAAGATCGGGATCAATCTCAGAGCCATGGTTATCCATTAATGATTCAAATTCTACATTCCATTCGCCTTCGGCCTTTTCCATCAGTTCTTCCTGACGGTCACCGCCTTCTATGCGACCAATCCTCCACCCGTCGCGAAGAAGATTAGAGGCAGTTAAATCCGGACCCCCTTCTCCTTTGTGTTTGGGCTGGTGAACAGAAGGTTTCGCCTTAGCTTCTGCAATTTCTTCCGCAGTTCCACCAACATCAAAAGAAGCAACGCCACCTTTAGCGTTTTTAGGGCCTGTACCTCTGTGCTTAGGAGTATCTTTTTTCTCAAGTGATTTGATCATTTCCTCAAGTCTCTTACGATCCGCATGAGAAATAGTACGAGAGCCTTCTCCTAAAAATCCCTTTAGCATCTTCAATGTATCCACATCAGAAATAGTACGGCCAGTGGCACCACTCGCCGTCGGCCGTGGCCCTGGTGACGGAGTTCCCCCACCATCTTGACGATTAATCATCTGGTTAGGGCGTCTTCCCCAAGCACCATAAGAGTCAGCACGACGAGCCGCCATGTCTTGGAGTTTAGCGCGTTCGGGGCCGGTTCTCATGCCCAGGGATTCATCTTCCCTGGCACGAAAGCCTTGCTCAAAGCCTCCTCGCTGGTATTTTTTCTTTTTCATAGTTTTTCTCCTTTGTTAAAAATGTCCTTTGAAACCTGCTCCACCACGGAACATGGTTTCTGCGACTTCGCCTTCGTCAAATTGGAGGGTTACGCCTCCTTCTGCATTTCCTTTTATACCTGGCCATACCCGTGAAAAAAATTCTTCAAAAGACATGGTGGCCGAATAATCCGTTGACCCTTTACTATCATAAAAATAATTACGAGCCTTTTGTTCGTTTTTTGTCATTTACGATACTCCTCTATAAGTTTTACCTCTAACCGCGACTCCTCCTCCTCGGACAAAATACCGAGGGCGTGCCTGGTGAGTGCTATCGCTTAAACGCCGGACCCCGCTACTGGGACCATGATGAGCTGGGCCTCCTCCTTGAAACATTTTAACCTTGTCCCCTTTCACGGGATATACTTTTTTTCCTGTGTAAGGATCCACCAGAAGGTTCATATCTATATGGGGTGTTTTTCCAATGCCAACGCCTCCAACTTTAAAACCTTCTTCATCATTCATTTTCTTTGCACGAACAAGCATTCCCTTGGCAGCACCTTTCGTTGTGTGCATTTGTCTGGCCATTTGTCCTGCTAGTCCTTTAGGTCGTTTCATACTGTTCTCCATAACATAGTCGCAAGCAATACAATTATAGTACCTGCTCCACCTATCATGATATGTTCTAAACGTCGTATACGTAAGATAGTTTCTTTCCAACGTTCTGCACATACTGCTTCGTGGGTATTCAATCTCGCCTCTACTTTCTCCACATTCGTTCTCGCCATCTTAGTTTCCTACTTTATAGTCTTTCCGTATCTTCTCCCTTGCTATCCTTGCACGCATTTGTGCAATATCCTCAGAGGAGTCAATTTTCTCACGTGCTAAGTTTTGTCTACCCTCCTCGCGAGCTGATTCAAATTCCATACGACTATCAAACTCTAAAGCCTTACGTTGAATATCGGTTGCTTTAATCTCAAGTTCTTTTTCACGCAACATGACCAATGGATCCACCTGATCGCCTCCTGGAGGCATCAAGGCGGCAAAAACTTCTTCGGTATATTGCGCGATTAATTCTGCTACACGAGACTCGCCATCTATTAAAGGTTCGGGTTGCCCTGCTGCTTGTGCTTGTTGCGTAGCTGTCATCGCTTCCATCATCGCTACTCCTCTCGC